AATTTTAGTATTCCTTTATTATATTAATTTAAGGGTTGCGCTTTGTCGGTACAACCCCAGTTCTTTGGGAAACACTACGATCCACTTGGGATCGATGTGTTTCTTTAAAAAAAAACAGTATCCTTTAGGATACAATCTTTTAAAAATCCTTTGGATTTTTCTAAAAAAAAACAGTATCCGTAAGGATACAATCTTTTAAAAAGTTAAGCCCTGACAGGAACTTCACCAGAAAGGAGTTCAACTGTCAGGGTACACAGTGCCTACTACGTGAGTGTCAATAAGAACTCAAACCGGAGGTACTGTATTCTATGAGTAGGCAGTTTTTATTCTTGCCTAGGAACTGGAAGGAAAATCTTATTAAATTTGGCCCTCGTGGTCAAATTCATTAGTCTTTTGTGTATCCTTTCAGCTTGATTACGTTACGAAGACGATCTATCGTTTTGACAGATAGCTTGGTACGTGATACAAACCTACCTGATTCGACATCACGAGCCACTGAGAGGTAGCCTTGGTGATGTGACCACGAACCTAGAGGTTTACCATAACGCTTTGTGGTGCGTCTAAACATTAGGTTCTGTCTGCCGATTGGGTTTACTGTTGTCATGATGTTAGCCTTTCCTGACTAATTAATCTGTGATTGTTTCTGGTCTGCTGGTAGGACGTATGGTTCCATCGATGACAGATTCAGAGTATTCATCCTCTGTCATATATACAACCTTACCATCTACTTCGTAAGAGCTATTACCGCTGAAGTAGTTGGCAGTATCAGCAGCCACCCCAAGGGAAGCTACCGATATTGTCATGATTAGGTACACTTGCGTGGCACCCATAAAAATTGATGTAAGCATTATTTCTCCTAGAACATATCGTCTGTTACGGTCTCACCAGTGGATGTCTTAGTTGGCGCTAGGCTTTCTAGAACATCAAAGTCAACTGAGTCAGACCCTGAGTATACAACTAAATCAGTTACCTGAATAGCTGTCAATGAGTTAGCAATGCCCTTGCGTCCAGCGGTATCATAAGGATACTGGAAGACGATGACATTACCAGTGGAACCATTACCAATAGAACCAGCTTCGACAGGCTGTTTAGTAGAATCTACTACACGAACCTTGCCGTTGTTTTCTCCATTGGCTTTGAATTCTTTACGCTTCAGAGAGGCGATGAATTTACCATCTTTCTCTTTCATTGGCACATGATTGTCCTGAAGCATTTTAGCTACAGAGGAATCATCAGTAGCGATTTGAATCTCGTACTGTGATGTACCAAAAGGTGACGTTGGATTCACAAGTTTTGCCCAATTAAGTTCTACATTATTTATCACGAAGTTACGTGGCTTTTCCATTAGATATATCCTTTCAATGGATTGATGAGATTAGTCTCTGGTTTAATTTTACCCTTGTGGTGAAATTACTTAAAGAACCCTAAGACTTCTTCAACATAGTATGTAGCTGCGGCTTTACTCATGACTGGGTATTTAGCCATAGTGTCTTTGATTGCTTTGGCTTTATCTGATTGTTGCATGTGTTTTATGTCTTTCAATTACAGCTCTGGCTAACCGGAGATCTGTTGTTAATATTACAACGTAGCCTACATTATTATAGACTACGTATTTTCTTTTTCTTTCAACGATTCTCATCGAAGTAATTATTCCTCCTTATGTGAGTTTTAGCTTTGTAGATAGCTATGATTAAATCATGAGCATCTAGATGTTGATGCACTTGATCTGGTTCTGTTAGCGGTTTTGATGAGAATTCTTCTATCTCCCCATCAGGATTTATGAGAGCTATTTCAATGAGGTTTGTGTTATCTCCTTGAATCATTGATAGCTCATAGTCATTGGTTAGTTTAAGACGTAATCGACTCATATTATCCCAGCCAGACATCTTGATTACCTACCTCCTCTTACAAAGTTGACAGATACTATGATATACCCAGCAGTTTCCCAACCTTCTATGATTGGATCTATTAGAGCATTCGTATCATCAAGACGATAGAAGAGAGTAGACACTTTGCCTCCCTCTCCTTTTTGCATTACCACAGTCATACTGTAGCCATTCTCACTAGCCATTGTTTACTCCTTTCAAGAGTTGTTAAATTATACTACGAAAGGCAATCGCAACTGCCTTTGCTAGTTTAATCTACTATTGTTTCTTCAACACTGAATTTGACTTCAACAGGATTAGACACAGCCAGTTTAAAGATCTTTGGGAATTCCCCAGAGTCATAGTCATCCATGTAAATAGAATTGTAGTAGTCCAATGCTTCTTCTTTGTATTCAAATGTTTTGCAGTATGGCTCATTGAACAAGAGGTACTCTACGGAGTCACCTTTATCAGGATACCAGCCTTTTCGTACAACGTAGATGTGCTTTGTGTTTGCTGTATTAGTCATAGTGAACTCCTTTCAAGAGTTGTTAAATTAGACTACGAAAGGCAACCTTGATTGCCCTTGCTAGTTTAATTCTTTGTACTTAAGAACTGCTGTGTGATACGTACACGAGCTTGCTTAAGAGCCTCTGCGGAAGTTTTGAATCTCCCAAGAGTACCAAGACGAACTTGGATTGGAGAACCTGTTTTCTTCAGGTAGATGTCAAAGTTACCTGCCTTCGCTTTGAAGTTGGTTACTGTGAAATTACCTACTGCCAAAGAGACAGTGAAAGCAACGTGGTTCTGACCAGTTAAGGTCTTCCAAGTAGGACGAACAACAGTGTGCAGTGTAGCTGAATTAGCCATGATAAAACCCTTTCAAGAGCATTTAGATGGAGACAATCCCCATACTTCTCTTTAAGATTCTCCCTTGAGGAGAATCCCTTACTATCCTTAAGAAAGACTAAAGAAACCTGATCCCGACTAGGGATCTCTATTGAATTGAATGATTAAGAGAGCTTACTGCACCAGTCACACTGTATAACATAAGAGAACTACAGCTTGGTCTTATCACATAGACACTGAGAGATACTAAGAGAGTAGGTATATAGTAGTAACAATAGGAGTCTCATAGAAGGCTCTCCCTATAAGGAACTTAAAGAATCATGATCATGCCATAGACTCTCTCTGAATCTCCCACAATCAATGAGATCCCGCTAGAACCTATGCCATAGTAGTCTCTCAGAGTCTCTTAGAGAGTCTCTCAGTGTCTCTAGGAGTTCATAGAGCCTCACAGTAGCCTTTGAGAGAGAGACCTACTGAGAGAGTCTCTAAGAAGGATAGGGGGGTACCAGAATAATAAGAGGGTACCTGAATAAAATAAGTATCTCTTAGGCTCTCTCTCACAGACTCCCTATGTTTTCAGAGGGTACCCCCAAATCCTCACAGAATACTACACATTCTAAAATAATTAACAAGTATACTGTCTAAGTTCCTTATAGGGGCAATGAACATATAGGAAACAACATGAACAATACAGAAGTAATGTCTCTTCTTAAGGAAAAGGAGAAGAGACTTAAATTAAAAGGCTATGAGAATGACTTCACTTCTTTCTCTTTGGAACAAATCAAGATAATTACTAAGGATACTAGCCTAGGCTTTATCCCTTTTAAGTTCAATGAGTGTCAAGAAAGAATTACAGAAGCTTTAAACAAGCAATACAAGGAGACAGGTAGGGTTAGGGCTATTATATTAAAGGCTAGACAGCAAGGTATTAGTACGTACTGTGCTGGTAGGGTCTTTTGGAAGTCTTACTTCTCCCAGCACTCTCGTTCTGTGGTCATGGCTCATGATTCTGCTACCTCTGATGCTTTGTTTAGTATGTCAAAGAACTTAATTAGGAACATGGAGGGTAGTCTTGTACCCAATGAGATTACTTCTAATGCTAAAGAGATTAAAATCCAATCACCTGCATACAAAGATAGGGATGCTGTTGGCTCTTACAGGCTATATACAGCTGGATCTCCAGAAGCAGGTAGGGGGACTACCCCAACCATAGCACATCTCTCAGAGATTGCCTTCTGGACTCACGATGAGAAGATACTTGCTGGTCTATTCCAAGGGATATCACAGGCAAAAGGTACAGAAGTTATATTAGAGTCCACAGCTAACGGTGCTCAAGGAGAATTCTACAGGTTGTGGAAGGGTGCTATAGCTGGAGAGAACGAATACCTACCAATCTTCTTACCTTGGTTCATTACGTCTGAATATAGGCGTACTGCACCTGAGGGTATGGAGTTAATGATAGAAGAAGAGGAACTTGTAGAAAATTATGGGTTAGATTTTGACCAGATATACTGGAGGCGCTTGAAGATTGCCGAGGGTGGTAAGCTTAAGTTCCAACAGGAGTACCCTGCTACAGCAGATGAAGCTTTTATTGTATCTGGTTCCAACGTATTCAACATTGAGAAGCTAAACTCTCTAATCCCTAGGCCAGAACAAAGGCGTAGTGAATGGGACCCATCAAGTAAGATGTTTGATGAAAACCGAGAGGGTAATTTGTCTATATACGACTACCCTAAGTGGGAAGAGCCCTACGTTATAGGGGCTGATGTCTCTCTGGGGGTAGGTCAGGACTACAGTGCAGCAATTGTAATGAACAACAGCTATGAAATTGTAGCTGTGTACCGCAATAACAGGATTGATCCTAGTATGTGGGGTGAATTACTTTTCTATCTAGGCAGATACTACAACAATGCTTTCTTAGCAGTAGAATCCAATTCGATGGGTATCGCTACACTACAGAAGCTAGAACAAATGGGTTATCTAAACCTATACAAACAAACCAAGATGGCTAATGTGTCTAATGAAGAAGGTATGCGACTAGGGTTTAGGACAACCTCTGCGTCTAAGCCAGTAATCATAGGTAACTTGAAGAATCTCATAGACAATGAGGATATAATGATACCCTCACCTGCTCTGATCAGAGAACTTAAGGACTATATCTCCACCGCTAGTGGGAAAACTGAAGCAGCTCCCGGCTGCTATGACGATACAGTTATTGCTCTAGCTATATGTGCAGAGGTATTACGTACACATTGGGATCGTCTAAACACAAGGAATGTATCATGGAGAGAACGGATATCAGATCTGGAAGAGGATCAGACCCAGTGGATCTAGAAGAGTTATTCTACGATTCTCTTATATGGTATTGGCTTGATGGTAAGGTTCCACATCACATGGTTCATGTGGACGAAGATAATGAACAACTTGAAGTTCTCTATGGGTACGCTTAGATTCTCTAAGTTCCTTATAGAAAATAGAGATTCCTGCATTGTCCTCATAACGCGCTGGTGGTCGCGGCAGGTAAACCACCACTAATTTACACAAACAGGAGGGTATAATGGGTGCTACATCTAAACACTATCTACCAAACGGTAAAGAACACAAAGGACCAACTCATAAAAACGCTAAAGGAAAAGTTATGTCAGGTGCTACTCATACCAAGAACAGTAAGTTTCTGGTTCATAAAAAGCCTAAGACTAAGATGTGAGTGCTGTGATAACAGCTGTAAAAATAAATGAACACATTCGCTCAAGCAGATACTAACAACACAGGGGCAATTGAAAAACCCGAATGGGATGCCTTACTCTTAGATGATAAGCGTAGGCGTATAGAGGATGACGATGCCCATAGAGATCAAATCAGGAAGATGGCTTGGTTTGCTTTATGGGGAATGTTACTTTACCCTTTTGGGGTTGTTGGTACTGGTGCTCTTGGTTTACACCAAGCATCAGAAATCATAGGAAGTATGGCCTCTATATACTTTGTCTCTGTCGCTGGTGTAGTCTCTGTGTTCATGGGAGTTTCAAACTTAGTAAAAAAAAAGTGAGGAATCAATGAAAAGAATTTTAGATTGGCTTGAAAGATTAGCATACAAGTACAGTGATAATAATATACCTAAATATTTAAAAGGTAAAAGATGTAACGATTACTTAAAAGGTAAGGAATTATTTTAAAAGTAAGGAATTAAGGGCATGGCCCCACAGTTAGTTAGTTAGACCCACGGAGGGAGCTATGCGATTTATTGAAACAGAAGCACAAGATAAGAAAGAACCAAAACCTAAGAAGGAAAAGCCAGTCATAAAAGCAGGTAACAAAGATTACGACTATGCAAACTTGACTGACTCAAAAGAAATACTTACAGGCAGGGGTTCATTCTAATGGCATCTAATGGTTATAAAGAAAAAGTATCTGACGAAAGTCTACTCAACCTAATTGAGTATGGGATACAAGGATCTACAGGAGAGTGGTTAAACTCTTCTGATATGACTCTAGAGCGACAACGATCTACATATGAATACGCAGGTGTGGCGTCAGATCACTTAGCCCCACAGGGTGTGTCTAGTATTGTGGACACATCAACTACAGAAACTATCGAAGCATACACTGCTATACTCTCAGATTTGTTCCTAAACAATGGTAA